AGTACTGCTCAATGGTATCGTCCTCCATGGACTGCCACTCAAAGCTACTGAAGGGTACTAAACCAAGGGGTCCTGACTCTGGTTTTTGAGGGGTATCAATAGGATCTTCCTGCTCCTGGATCTCCTTTAGATCTTCGGTCAATCCTGTGTTCCACGTTGATGTGTTCCACTGGTTGATGCCGCTCTCAGCTAGGTCTGGGTTCCGCTTGATATGCCCTTGACATATAGACATAACTGTTTTGGTTGCTTCTACCAAGTCCATCGGCGGTGAACAGCTTTGATTCCAGTCCTGCGCCTTGATCAGAACTTCCCGAAGACCCCATCCTTCTTTGATCCACTTGCCGACCAACCGTGCGAGGGTGTCGTTGCGACTACCTTCGACCTTGGGATCCTCGGTGAGCTTCTCTCTGATGCTTGGGACTTCCCCAGTTTTGGGATCGACAGAGTTAAAGCCATGGATGTGTTGCAGGTCTACACCCGACAGCAATGGCAGATCATCGATTGATGTTACGCCATAGGACTGCTCACACTCTAAGCGATAACCTACGCTGGGCGCGATCATCACATACCCGCCATCACCACGGACATCGATCTTATTCTTACCGACACTGTTTCGAATGTCATCGGGTCCGAGAGCGTAGAAGTAATGGGTGCCACCTCGAGGCGTTATCTGTTTTAGCGGTGTGCGCGTAATGCCACCAGACTCTATCCATTTAACGGCTTCGTCACTGTCTGCATCGACAACGGCAAATGCTATGCCGGTTATGACAGCCCAGTTTGCTTCAGGGTATTGTGAATGCCACTGCTTTATTTCTTCTTCGCTCGGTTGAATGGTTTGATAGTGCGTCCATTTAACTCGAGGTGTCTTCGCCCATTTTGCTTTAAGCGCATCAGCGGTATCGAAGGGATGCCGACTGCGAAAGTACTGCGGTACTGTTTCTTTTGGAGAACCACACGGTATGACATGAAAGCCAAGCTCCCACATTGCATGCAGCCAATCAGACTTATGATCAGGCTCTAGATTTTCTCCACAAAATTTCTGCTGGAAAAAATGCATATCAATTCACCCTTGCTATTCGCCTCTTTGATCCGTCTTCCCGCGCCGATTCAATCTTGTAATCAATCGACTTCGCTGCTTGCCTGATTGATCTCAACTGCTGTAGCTTAGGATCGTTCGACTCATCTATGGTAAAAGAATCACCGACATCCAGCCGAAGCAGTATCTTCTGCCACCTACCTGGGCCACGGGTCTTGCGACCTACGCCCACACCTTTTTCAATTACGATATCCACTGTGCCACTCCTTGTTGTTTGTTCACCCGATCATACTCCAACACAAAAGAGATAACAACCTAGTAAAAAAGTGTTGCTTTTATCTTGTGGCTATGAGAAAGTTTGTTTCGAGAAGAGAGAAGGAGTGTGTAATGCAGTACGAAGAAGTCGTAGGTCTGTTAATCGCTGCCAGAAAGGTAAAGGTGGAGATCGATAGTAAGATAAAGCGTTTAGAAAGAGAAGTACTAGAAACAAAATTTGCGAATGACGCTGTTCAGCCGATACGCAATCAGGGAGGTGAGCGCACCGTAGAAGGTGTGACTTTTGAGATCAAACGTACCTACGTTTGGGATCAAGAACTCTTAGCAGAAGCGTTAAAGATGTACCCTTCTGTTGAGGATTGGCCCTCCTTTGTAACCCCCGTCAACGAAGTTAAAGTCAACCTGACTAAGTTTAAGCAGTTCTGTCTGGACCATGCAGACCATCCGCTTTTACCTAAGATTCATGGTGCGATGTCAGCTAAGTTTGGCGACCCTAAAATCAAAGCAATAAAGGAGGTATGACATGTCGTTACTACAGCAAGTAACTACGGCACGGGAAGTGATTCCCGACGAACCATTGCCGCCGGTCAGGATTAATATCCAAGGCACGGATGGTATTGGTAAGAGCACGTTCGGAGCAGGAGCCCCCAACGTAATCTTTATACAGGCAGAGGATGGCCTGAACTTCATCGAGGGTGTGGCAAGGTTTCCGCTTGCCAATGAGTGGAGCGATATCATTAGCCAGATCGCAACGTTGGCCAATGAAGATCACTCTTATAAGTCATTGGTGCTCGACACCACGGATGCCGCAGCCCTTAAGACTGAGGCCCATGTGTGTGAAAAGAATGGCTGGGATAGCATTGACGCGCCTGGATTTGGCAAAGGTTATACCGCTGTCCGAGAACAGTGGGTCAAACTGCTAGATGGTTTAAACTTTTTGCATCGGCACAAGGCAATGAACATCATTCTCTTGAGCCATGTTGCGATCAAGCCATTTAACGATGCGGTTCATGAGTCTTATGACCGGTGGGAAATGAAGTGCAACAAGAATGTTAACGCACTCATTAAAGACTGGGTGGACTTTAACCTTTTTGCAAACTATCAGACGGAAACGATCAAGGATGGTAGCAAAACACGCGGTGTTTCATACGGTAAGCGAGCCTTGCATACGCAATTCGCCGCCGCATTCGATGCCAAATCAAGAGTAGCACTACCGCCTAAGATTGATCTTAGCTGGAATGCATTCGTCACTAGCTATGCAGATGCCCTGCAAGCTTCATCTTAATAAGTAGGAGATTCCAATGGGAATATTAGATCAAGGTATTGACTGGAGCGCAGTCGAAGTAGGCGGTGGGATGACGGACAACGGTCCTGTCCCCCCAGGTGAGTACACCGTTGAGGCGGTCAAGTACGAGGAGAAGACCTCGAAGGCAGGTAATGTTTTCCTTGCGTTTGAGTTCAAAATCCTCGGGCCAAGCCATGCAAACATGCGCTTGTGGGAGAACTTTGTCATCACTGGCAGTTCAAATGTCGGCAAGGCTCGGCTTAAAAGCTTCGTTTCCTCTGCCGGTGGCGATGTGAATCAGGTTCTCGGGTCCGCCCTTGTGAACTCTGTTATGAACACGCCGGTCAATGTTGTGACTGACATTGAGCAGTCTAAGAATCCAGAGTATCCGGATCCCAAGGCTCGCATTAAGAGCTTCTTGCCAGCCAAGGCAGCACAGGCACAGCCTGCACAACCCGCAGCACAACCTGTTGCACAACCAGCAGTCCAGACTTCGAACTGGTCAGCGTAAGAAATTCACCCTGAAAAGGGTGAAAAGGGTGAAAAGTATTTGAGAAGGCTTGACCCGACAAAACTTTTCAAAAGACTGCGGCTGCTTGAAGTAGATAGGTGATTTGGGTTTAAGACATGCCCTCTTGGGGTCACCTCGAAACTAAAAACAGCTTGCTTGAGCTGGCCTGATCCACCAGTAGTCGCAACGGATCATCCCTTATTAGGAGAGATATATGGACGAGATAGACCAGATAGAAATAACCTTTAGCAATGAGGAGATGGAAGCTGTTTATGAGAATCTAAAGTATTGGCTTAGGGCCATGGTCGAAAAAGACTACACCTTAGAAGCTATATCAGAAGTCATGAGCACTTACTCACTCATACACGCATACACATTCGCTGATCATGAGAGCGTTGATAAATCGATTCAAAGTATTAAAGAGAAGGTTTCAGTCAACTTACTTAACAGCGTCACAGGAGAAGGAATAGTTCACTAATGGAACTCAGAAACTACCAGAAAAAAGCTTTAGACAAAGCTCTCTGTTGGTTAGATAAGAAGATTACAAACCCACTCATCGTGCTCCCTACCGGAGCTGGTAAGACCGTTGTATTCACTACGCTAATCCAAGAGCTTTACAATCGGAATCCCTCTAGCAGATTCTTAATCATTGCTCACCGGCAAGAACTCATATCACAAGCGGAAGAAAAGCTTCTAGCAGTTTGGCCGAATGCACCCTGCGGTGTGCTCGCTGCAAGCTTAAAAAGATTTGATAACACCGCGCCAATCATAATTGCCAGCCGAGATACACTGGCCTCTAGGACAAGGCTTGATAAATCATTGCCGGTTGACTATATCATCATCGATGAGGCCCACCATGTAGGCCCAGACTTGGATAGTAGATACCGGAAGATCATCAATCACTTCGAAGAGATCGGGTGTCCAAAGATCTTGGGTGTAACCGCTACGCCATACCGGATGGGACAAGGCTACATCTATGGGAAAAAGGATCACTTCTTTGAGGGCATTGCCCACTCAGTGACCATCCCTGAACTCATCAAGGATAAGTACTTGTGCCGGTTGTCAGCGTTTGCTGTAGCCAAGGAAGCTGTCATTGATGCGAGCAAGGCTAGGCTTAAGTTTAAGGGCGGTGATTATCGTGAGTCAGATCTAGAAGAGCTGGCCATCTCCGATAAGACTATTTATAACATCATTCAAGACTGGCTTGAGAAGGCTTATCTCAAAGGCAGAACCAGCACTGTATTCTTTTGTGTGACCGTTCTTCATGCTCAAAAGATGTGCATGTTTCTAAGACGCTCTGGTATCAGGGCTGCGTTTGTGACAGGTGAAACGCCCAAGGCTGAAAGGCAAAGTATTCTTGACAGCTTTGAGCGGGGAGATATTAACGCGCTTTGTAATGTCGCGGTCTTGACGGAAGGTTGGGATGCGCCAAGGACTGATTGCATTGCGATCCTACGTCCGACCAAGTCGCTCGGGCTCTATGTCCAGATATGTGGCAGGGGTATGCGTACCTGGCCTGACAAAGAAGATTGCTTGCTTCTAGACTACGGCGGCAACATGGAACGGCATGGTTGCATTGACACTGCAACACCAAAAAGATCAGCAACAATAGAGGGAAATGCGATTTGGATCTGCAATGAATGCTTTAGTGTCAATGACATTGAGTACAGCCATTGCATTGCGTGTGATGCGGCCAAGCCTGTCGCAGAAGAACTTCTCGAATTAGATTTAATGGTTGGGGCTAAACCAGGGCCAGGTGGTCCGCCAGACTTGGTTGAAACAGACGAATCTGTTGAAGGGTATGTCCTTTCAGATGAGATCCCTGAATCAGCAAAGTCTGTTTACAGAACAGACACAGTGACTTCGGTCCTCGCCAAGAAGAAGATCTCAAAGAATGGTAATGCTTATCTTAGCGTTGACTTCGCATGTCAGGGTGCTTACTGGCCTCAGTCAACCGCGCTCATGGTGGGTATGTACGGTAAGGCCGGTGAGATGGCAGCTATGAAGTGGAAGATCATGTCGAACCAAAACATTTATGTCCCAAGGGATATAGATGAAGCTGTTAGGCTAATCAATGAAGGGGGCGCCTTCGACGAAGTGCGCGAAATAAACTTAAAGAAAGAGGGGAAATACTGGAATGTTATCGGCATCAATATTTAACAGGATAGATGAAGTTATCTCAGAGCAGAACGACAGGAACCGTGGACACATGGGGTTCAGTGGTATTGGCGATGATGATGAGAGAAAGATTTGGCTCAACTTTCATTGGTGCTTAAGCTCCAGCTTTGACGGCAGAATGCTTAGGCTCTTTGATCTGGGCAATCGGATCGAGGATCAAGTCGTTGACTACATCAAGAGCACCAATGTCATTGGCGTTTCTCCGGTTGACAAAGATGGCAAGCAGTATCGAGCAAGCGCTCTTGGCGGACACTTCTCTGGTTCCTGCGATGGGTTTGTCAGAAAGGTTTTGCCAGAAGCGATGGAAGAAGTTCTGCTGCTTGAGGTCAAGAGCGCCAACGACAAACGGTTTAAGGAGCTGTGCAAGCTGGCCGACTATCAGGGATGGAGTAAGACATATCAGTGGCAGATTCACGCTTACATGGGGATCTTTGGTGTCAAGAAGACGCTTGCTGTGGTGGTCAACAAAAACAACAGCGAGATCTACTCTGAGATCATTGACTACAACCCTGAGATCTGGGATCAGGCACAGGAGAAAGCCAAGCGGATCATCGCTAGTGACGCGCCAGGTGATGGCATGAACGAAAAGGATTGGCGATTGAAGAATGAATCGTCGGTGTATCGAGATGTCTATCTTGGCAAGCGACTACCAGCGTCCGTTAACTGCCGGAACTGTAAGAGTTCTAAGGCGATCACGGAGTCCAATGGAGCCGTCTGGCGATGCTTTAGGTTTGGCAAGAACCTTACACTCGATGAGCAAAGGAACGGCTGTAAGGACCACCTATGGATGCCTGCTCTGGTTCCTGCGGACCATCTGCCAGAGAAGAGCACTGAGGATAAGATCGCTTATCAATCAGGAATAGTTGTGTTCTTTAATACGGTATCTAAAGGGCTTGACAAACAGTCATTTAGCAGTCCCGAATTGCGAGAACTGTCGAAGGCTAACTTCGATCCTGATCTAATGATGGGACCTAATCACATTCGGGAGAACTTTGATGCTGAGTTCGTAGCTGTGCATGTGATGGATGAGGATCAGATACCGTTCTAGCTGGCCATTCTCTTGGGTCTTTAATGATGTGAACAATGACGCCGGGGTGGAGTGCTTCGACCAGTTTCTTTTTTAGCGAGAAGATCTGGGTCACGATGCCCTTGGTGTCTTCCACGACATACTGGTCCTTGCACCAGTACCTAAAGTCTGCGATGTACTTGCAGATCTTCTTGCCTTCGACCACGCAATCATAAGGAACCTGGACTTCGACCTGTTCGATCTCGCCATCTTCCTCTTTGCCTTTCAGGATCTTGTATCTTGCAGCTTCAAGCTTTGAGTCAAACTTGATGCCATCGTACTCTACCTTCTGAGCAAAGTACTTTCCGGTCTTCTTTTTACGTTGTGGTAACAATAGATTAGGAACCCATTAGTTTATCTAATTCTATATCTCGCAGTGCTTCTATGCCACGGTTAAATAATGATTGAGGTGGCGGAGGTGAAGGCGGTGGTACAGCACCAGGCATAGGTGGTGGCATGATAAAGCTCGGAGGTTGTGCCATCTGTTGTTGTCTTTCTTCAACAGCTTTTGGCGTGTATCTCATCTTAGAAAAATCTGCAAGACTAGATCCTATAGCCGTCATGTCAAATGGGTTTGAAACCTTATTGCTATCGCTTCTAATAGCTTCTGAAATTGTCTGACTGCTTGGGAAGAATGGAACAAATTGTTTTGCAAACAGTTCAGGAATATGAGGCGTCTTGGCTTTAGATAAAGACTTGTAAATACTAGACTTATCAATGCCAAGTTTTTCTGCATCATCGATAGCAACGCTTAGGTCTCGCAATGCTTTAAACCTTTGTTCGTTAGCAAGAATATAAGCTTTAGTTACAGCCGAAGCTTCGACGTTTCCTCTAGACTTTGCGATCTGGTTAAAGATCCTAGAGGCTTCTCTTACCTGTCGAGCGGCTTCGTACCCTCTATACTGTAGGGTTTTTTCTATATCAAGCTTAATGGTTTTAACACCGCTTAAAGCTTCAACAAACTTACCCGCAGCATCAATCCTAACACCTCTTTTGTTAACACCGGACATTGCGTCTGCGCCCAAAGCCTGACCTATGGCCCTTGGAAAATCCTTTACATCGTAACCAATATAAGCCGGACTAGACACATCTCCCTTAAGAGATATTGGGCTTATGCCTGGAGTTAAACCTTCTGCAAAATGAGCAAATCCTTTTGAAATCTTTAACCCAAGTGGGTCCGCATCGTTATATATCTGACCGCCATAAGCGTTTTTGTTTCGTCCAAGATTTAATATTTTTTCAGTAATAATTGACTCACTGAAAAACGGAGAAAAGAACTCACCACTACTTTCCCAGGCTGCATCAAGAGCTATATTTGAAAGATCTTTTTCTGCTGTAATGCCATTATTAACAGCATTAAATGCAGCTCTTGCTGGCTTAGTAAGATAGTCGTATGGGTTTGTGTAAGAAAAATTGTAAACCTCCGTGACATTGCCGTCCTTGTCAGAAGCGATTGGTATAAGTGTTGCATTCTTTTCCCAATCTTGAGCAAAAGATCTTTTAAAAGCATCTACTTGTTCTTGTGAAGATCCAGTGAGCATCATTGCAGAAGCGGAAAGACCGCCAGCTATGCCGCCATCTACAGCTAGACTTCCCATTAAACGCCTCATACCAATAGATCTAATCTCTGGAGATTCGCTTGCTAATTCTTTAATCGACCGACCAATTACGTTTCCGCTGGTTCTGATTATCTCAGCAGGAAACGCAATGAAGTTTCCTAAAGGAGCTTTTCTTAAGGTTTTAATGAACTCAGGAACCCTAGCGTAGTTAGGCACTGTATCCTTTACGATCTCGGCAGCTTCTCTTTGAAGAAAGTTTTCAAGTTGATCGCCCTTAAGCTGACTTGGCGTTAACCCAGACTGTTGCAAATCAATAATGTTTCGAGCATCGGTTACAGGTATGTTAGTCGGGCTCTTGCTAAAGGCATCTCTTAGTCTGCCAAGCTCCATCTCATAGCTATATATTTTCCAAACATCATCAGATCCTTGGTATAACTTTCCAGAAAATCTGTTCTGAGTGTTCTCCGCTGCGCTAAGAACTTTTCTCATGATGTTACCACCAAGCACGCCACTCTTGGCCTGCAAAGCATCCTTGAAAAGACTTTCAAACTCACCCATTTTTGCGTTGGAATTAACAATTCCAAGCTCAATCATCTTTCTGTAATACTCATCAATGGCTTGTTTTGAACCGGCCTTGGCGTTACTTCTTGGAAGACTTAGTCCTTCACCAACTTTTCTTTGGCCTATTTGACTTAAGACTGTTTGCATGGAGTTTAATAACGTTTCGCCATTTCCAAAATTGCCATTCTTTAACGCGAAGAAAGCTGCAGTCGTAGCGTTTCTTATCTGGGTAATAGGACTGTAGACCGTCTTTGCAACCTGGGACATACCTTTTATCCCGAGAAAGGTTGCATACAGTTTATTTAAAGGGCCATCTCCCAAGGTTGTTTTAGCATCCTCAAGGGCTCTTAAGTAATCTTTCTTGACGTACTTTCCTGCAAGTGGGCCAAACCTCATCTTCATTGATTCTGTTATTTCTCCAGTTGGATCTGGCGAACTAAAGCCAATCCTAGAGTAAGCGCCAAGGTCTTCTGGCCGAGTAATCTGAACGTTATCAAGTATGAACTTGCTTTCAGGAGGCAAAGAATCATTGTACTTAAGAAGATTTTTAAAATAACTTGCTTGAGACAACTGCTTTGATATCACGTCAACAGTTTCAACGGCCTTAGTTCTCAGCCCAATCCTTTGTTCTTCTAAACTTCTTTGCCTAATGACGCCATCTTCGTAAGAAGATCCGTTCTTTCGGACTCTTCCGATGACATCAGATCCGCCAGAGTATTCTCCCAAGAAGTCTCTAATAGCTGGAAGATTATCCAACTTCTTGTTTTTCAAAACTCCTTGCTTTACACCCTTTAATGTTTCTTCTTCAAACATCATGTTAGGTTTCATCTTTGCATTTGAAAACTGAACGTTACTTCTCATAACGTTTAGTTGAGATAAAGCCTGATCCGGAGTTAGCTCATCACCCGCCTGCCTGCTTGCTTCAATTATCTCTTCTTGAGCTGCTTTTATTTGTTCCATGCTGGGAACATATTCTTGAGAAGACTTAATGGTTCTATAAAGCCTAGTGCCATAATATTTTTGGTTTGTTTCCCCAATAGCTTTTACCAAAGCCTTGTTAAGATCTGGATCAAGGAACTGATCTTCTTTTGAAAGAGATGTAGAAAGATTGTCTATATACCCTCTGAAATCTTCAGCTGATCTTAAAAGGCTGTAATCTTTTTTGCCAAACAAAGACTTCATATCAGATGAAGCTATCTCTTTATCAAGGCTTTCAAGAATGCTTCTTGCTTGCTGTCTGACAAGCTCTCGACTTACAGTCTTACCGCCTATCGTTCTGGGTTCAGCAAACATAAAGTCATTGAGAGCGTTTAATGCATATCTTTCATCTTCAGCGTTAAGCTTGCCAGCCTTCTTTAACGACTTTAATCCATTGTCTATTTCTTCAAAGCTGTTTCTTGCAAACTGATTGTCAGAAGATACTTGCTGCAACTTTATAGCATCAAGCTGCTTTGCCACTTCATTTGGCATTTTGCCCTGAAACGTAAAGTTATTCTTTAACTTAGAGTATGCCTTATCAATCATTCTCTTTCGAAGTTGAGGATTTTCTAATCCCGAATTAACTCCAGTTAGTTTGTATAAGGTTTCCTTATCTTTGACTGCACTCAATGCGCTTTCAGCTTTTTGAGCAGCCTTCTGAGCCATTGAAGTTCTTGAAACTGCGTCAGCAGTAGCGCCAATTCCAGCGCCAGCTAAACCTAGAATTTTTGGAGCACCAAGAACTATAGCTGCACCTTCAGCAGCAACCTTTAGCCTGTTGGTTAGTTCTGCAGCAGCTCTTTCAGATCCTTCTAACTGATCCGTATCTATTCTTTTGGTAGGTCCTCCATCAAAAAAGTCACCGAGAGTCTCAACGTCAGGCGTTGTTGCCAGTACATCAGCAGCGCCAAACGCGCCAAGTTGTCCTGCTTTACCCAGCTTGTATGCTTTGGCAGCTTTTGCAGCTAGTCCGCCTGGAACGGCGAACTGAGTAAGAAATTTAACAGCTTCACCTAAGCCGGTTGATGTTGTTGGCTTGAACTGCGAATAAAACTCTCTAACCGTTTCTGCTTGGTTTGTTTCTCCATCAGAAACGAAATCAATTATCTCCGCAGGAAAGCTTGCAAGTCCTTCAACCGCGCCAACCAATCCAGCGCCTATGGCTCTAGCTATTTCTCCTGGAGCGGAAACATCTTCTTCACCGAATTCAACTGCTCTTTCCTGTATAGGATTGTTGTCGTAAAAATTTTGAGCAGATTTTAAAGCAAAAGCTTTATCATCCGTATCGACATCAACTGATCTTCCGTCAGGCAAATCTACAGTAATCATTAGGTTGCGGAAGCTCCTGGCAATGTGACTCTAGGTTGAGATCCCACACCAGATGTACTAGGATCTGCCTTTTTCTCTCCTCCATAAGTAGAATTTACAGTATCTTCTATTTGTTCAACGGTCCCAGGCTTAAGTTGACCGGTATTTGAATCAACTAACAAAGGGTTTTTGTAAGCGGCTGTAAACAAGCTGGCCCTGAAGGCTTCTTTACCGTCTGAGGACTTCAGTAAAAGACTTAAAGCTTCTTCGTCTTTCATTCCTGGGTTTATAGATTTTATAAGCTCATAGTTCTTTTCCATAGCCGTCTTGCCAGCCTGCTCATAATTCTTAAGCTTGGCCTGCTCAATCTCATAGTCCCGCCCACCTTCGTATACATCAGCAACAAAGCTTCTAGGAACAAAGCCTTCTGTAGGTTTAGAGGCTCTTATCAAGCCAGCTCGAAGCTTCTTATCTGAAAGAAGACCGCCAATAATATCACCAGTTTTAGAAAGAAAGCTGGGTTCTGGCGGCGTTGGTGGTGGTTCCGTTATCGAAGCTTCTGCATCAGCAGCAGCCTGGGCAGCAGCAGCCTGGGCAGCAGCAGCTGCTTGAGCATCTATTGCCGCTTGATCTACAGCCTCTTCGTCGTCGCCAAAAAGGTTTGCAACAGTAAGTGCTATTGTTCCCGCTCCTCCTACACCTCCGACGGTTAATGCAGCTTTCTGTTTTGTTGTCAGTGGCGGTTTGGCTAATGCTTCTATGCCACCTCTTGCTGCGCGTGTACCGCCTGCTGCTACGGCAGCTCGCTCCGAAGAAGAGGCCATAGGGATTACATTTCCAGAACTATCAAGAGGTATGCCTGGGTCTTGCATCTCGACATCGGGTCTATCTCCAGATCTAACTCTTGGTCTAGGAGCGCCAGGATCAAGCATCTCTATACCACGCCTAGCACTAGGATCCATCATCGGAATATCGGGAGGAATCAAGTCATCTGCGCTTCTCATAACATCATCTTGAACGTCAGGAATGTTATCAAAAGGGCTCCTGCCTCCTGCACCAAGAGATTCTTCAGCACTTCTAATAACATCATCTTCAAACTCAGGAATATCATCACCAGCTCTTCTTACATTTGCCGGTGACAAAACGCCGCCCATATCATCTATTCCTCCCTTAATACCGGCAGTGCCTTGTATAAGGTCCTCGGGAAGGTCAAGACTTCTTGCATCTTCAGCGTCAATCTCGCCCCGCTTCAACGCATCAAGCGTCTTTTCAATCCAAGGGCCACCTGATTTCTTAAGGAAGAGTATGCTATCGATTAAAACACCGCCAAGAGATCCTCCCGCAAACTTAGGAACGATTGATGCAATGCCACCATTCGCAAATCCTTGAGCGGCCATTACCTGAGCGGCAAAGTCATCGCCATATGATTCAGCGACTCTTGCTCTAATAGCATCAGGATCTGGCTTCTGTCGAAGGTTGCTAATAGCACTAGCAACTTCCATAACTTCATCTGAAAACTGCGGTTCTTCATCTTCAAATAACCTTGGAACTTCTCCGGCAAGCCTAACGCCTTCAAACGCTCCAGCAGCTTTAGCGCCTGTACCGGCGGCGTCTTTTAAGGTGTCAAACTTTTCCATTTGATTTACAAGCTTGGATCCTTTGACGCCAGCCTTCATTAGTTTTGCAGCAGCATAGGCTGGCGGAAACGAAAGAAGCCCCATGGTCATATAATCAAGAGGGTCTGACGGATCAAAGATAATGTTAGTCAAGTCTCGAAGGTTCATTCCAGAACCTTGCTCAGTCTGCTCCATAGAAAAGAAGTCTTCGGCAACAAGACCGCCATCTTCAAACCCTTGAACAGGCGCAACACCCGCCATGATGCCGCCACCTTGGCGGGTCTGCGGTGTCTGGAACATAGGACGGTCATAAATTTCTGGACGGTACATCATATCTTGTCGGTTCATTTTCCTATCATCCCCTGTTCTGCCATTGATTCCAAAGATCTAGACCTTGGCCTGCTAATCCTAAGTAACCAGCAACCTTGCCTGCGGTCCCTGGGTCTTGATAAGCCCCAACTTGATTAGACTGAGTGCCATACCCGCTTGAGTATTGCGGCAAGTATCCAGCTAATCCGCCAAGCATTTGCTGGCCACGCTGTAATCTCATGTACGGCTCATCAGCCATCTGTGTCGCAGCAGTGTATTGATTGCCGTAAGCGCGATCCTGAATGCCTCGACCTGTCTGTCCAAGCCCTGCCATGGTTCCGATCTGACCTGTAAGCATGTTGTATCCTTGCTGACCAAGTCCGGCAATACCCGCAGCGCCTCCTCGTTGTGCAGATCCACTTGCGCCGTATGCGTCAAGGGCGGTCCCATACTGTTGTTGAGTCTGACCGAACATACCGCTTGCTGCGCCTTGCATCCTACGCATTTGGTCTTCATAACTGCCCATGCCCATCTGTTGAGCTTGCCCGTACTGAGAGGCCATGCCTTGACCAATGTCTGCACGTTGGCCAGCAGCGCCTATTTGAGCGCCAATACCTTGCATGCCAAGCTGACCACGTTGAGCAGCAGAGCTACCGATATCTCTACCAGCTTGCATCCCAGCCTGACCTTGAGATTGAGCCGTGCTAAATGCTTGTTGACCCAACCGCGCTTGAAGTTCCGCTGTAGAGATACCCATGTCGGCAGCTTGCTTAGAAAGTTGAGCTTCATTCAATTTGCTTGTCATGCCAAGCTGACCGCCTTGAAATGCGCCAGACTGAGCCAGCTCTTCCGCAGATAAGCCCAAGTTTCCTGCCGCTTGCGCTGCTTGTAATCGAGTTGCTGCGCCAGCTTGGCCAAGGGACGATGTCAGTTGTCCAAGGTTTTGCTGACGGCCTTGAGCTTGCTCAAAGGATTGCTGCGCTTGTTGCGCCGCTTGCTGATAGCCTTGAGATCTTAATTGAGCACCAGTTTTAGCCTGCTGCTGCAAGATATTTCTACCGATCTCAGCTTGCTCAATGCCGCCTCTAGATCCACCAAAAGCACCAGATTGAATGGCTTGAGCTTTTGCCTGCTGCCTCTGCTTGTTGCCAAGCCTTTCAATCTCTGCTTGTTCGGCATCGATTACGTTTTGAGTATACGGATCCATAAACCTATCAATAGTAGATGGATCAAATTGAGCACCGGTTCCTTTTAATGCCGCTATGCCTTCTTGAGCATATTTTCTAGATGATTCGCCAGCACTCTTTAATTCTCTTCCAGCTTGAGCTGTTTGGGCTCTTGCTCTTGTTGTCGCATCTAAAGCTCTTTGTTGAGCGGTTCCAACTTGAGATCCTATGCCGGAAGCTGCTGATCTTATATCAGCCTGCCCTGTTCGTGATTCAGAACCTGCCATTCGAGCGGAATCTAACGCCATTCTCTGAGCTATCGCAGCTTCATCCGCAGAGCTTGCAGCGCCTTGTCTAATTAAATCTTCACCTTCTCTCATGTCAGCTTGAGCAAGATTAATTTGCCCAGGTATTTCTCTAGAAAGATCACCTAACTCTTGAGATGCACCTCGCATCATTGATCGCCCTTCGGCGTCGAGAAACTGTTGCCCCATGGTTGGATCATAAGCGCCAATGCTTTGCATATACAAAGCTCGAGCTTGAGGATCTCCATAAATCCCAGCCGTTCTGGGATCGAATGCTTGTCCAGACTGACGATACATTCTTTCCGCTTCAGCAAGCTGGCCACCAAAACCACCAAGGCCTTGAGCCATATTCCTAGCTTGAATCTCAAGCGGAGAAAGACCAGCGACTTGCTGAATCGGAATGGGAATCTGCTGGCTTATTAAACCTGGTTGATCAGGCGTTCCGAAGTAACTCGCCAAAAGGTTCCTTGAGGTAAGCTCTACCGCAGGATCATAATACTGCTGCGAAGCACTCGGAAGAACATATGGTTGTTCCTGATCAGTTAATACTGTTTCACTCATCGTGACATCCCCGCAGCTTTTTCGCCCATCTTCTGAAGCGCATACATAGCCCGTGCGCCTTCTCGTCTTTGATCGTGTTTGCCGCCATCAGCGCCCATCATATCGCCTATTCCTCGAACTGCTTTAGCGTTAACAACAAACTCACCATCGCTTAACATGGCGGGAATGTCATCAGATCTTTCAGTGCCAGGGCCGGATATTTGTCCGTTCTTTCTTGGAAAGTCAGTAGATCCACCTGCGCTAAATCCAGCAATACTACCTAAAGATCCGATACCGCCAATCCCTAACTCGCCAAGTCCTCCCCCGCTGATTTCTGAAATAGACCTATCAAAATCTTTTTTTCGTTGTTCCCATTCATCTAACGCGGTTTCGTATTCTTTTTGAGAAGCCATCTGACCTCTTCCGCTAAAAGGCGGAAAGTCAGACCGGACAGGTTTAGGATAAATGGATTCATAGTAATCGTCTGTTTGAATCTCAACATCAGAATCGATGTCGTCTCTCGGTAAGCCCGTGTCGTCTCTCGGTAAGCCCGTGTCCGTGTCTCCAGGGGGCGTTGTCGTGCCGCCACCTGTCGTGCCGCCACCTGTCGAGGGTCTTTGATAAGTTGTTAAAGGACCAGAGCTTTGCAACGGTCTGCCACCGCCATAGTTTGCATACTGCATACCCTCAAGACCTTGATAGTTCATACCGTAAGGCGTGATCTCGCCCGAAGGTAGAAAGCTAGAGATGCCTCTGTATCGAGAATCCATTGTTTGCAAAGGACTTGGCGCAAACCGCTCAAAGTTTGCAGGATCGTTATAAACATTCATAGCCGCATTACGAGCAGCTAACTGCAAATCTGTGGGTTGAGTTTTATCTGTCGGCATAGTTGTGCCTCCTCCAGTTTGAGTTCCAGATCTATTCCCGCCGGAAGGCAAGTCTGGCCATTGAGGTATGTATACTGTCTCGTCATTAGGGCGTTGATCGTTAGGGCCATCCCTTCGATCTATTGGGTCATTAGGAGTCCCGCCACCTGTACCACCACCTGTGCCATTGTCTATAGGACCGGTTGTGGTGCCTCCGCCTGTACCATTATCTATAGGGCCAGTGGTCGTACCACCGCCAGTTCCATCTCCTACTGGTTCAGGATCAGGCGTGGGTGTCGGTGTGGGTGTAACGGGCGCAGTGGGTGGAGGATCAGGGTCAGGCGTAGGCGTAGGCGTAGGCGTAGGTGTCGGTGTAGGCGTGGGTGTGCCACCACCGCGAGGATTGCCGCTACCTGGTAATGGAAACGTTGGAAATCCACCACCTGGAAAGTTAGGGATCCCGCCTATCTGAATGTTACCTTCGCCTCCAAAGAATCTTTTTGCCCAAGCGGCAAGTCTTTCTAGAAAATTTGCGTCATCTTCTCCAGGCTCTTTTACCGGTCTTTCTTCGTCCTTAGTAACCGGGCTGGAGAAGTTATCAGTAACAGCAGGGTCACTTGCCTGATTATTTTGTGCGATAAAGATGCTCATCGCTTTTTGAAATTCAGAACGCTCTTCGTCGCTTATTTCGCCATCCTCATTACGATCAAAGTCGCTAATCTGAGGGCCTTCATCAAAGTTAATATGGCTAAATGGCATATCAACGTTCAATGGAAGTTGTCCGCTACCGGTAAACTGTGAAGCGTTGGGGACGCCTAGTGTACCGCCAATGTTTCCTAAGCTTGCACCTGGCAGTCCGCCAAAAAAATTTCCCCAGGTTGAAGATCCAGCGATATCAGAAAAACCCCCAATTCTTCCGATATCGCTAGTTCGTAAAGAGCCTCCTCCCACAATGCCACCCCCAATTATAGAGCCACCGCCAAGGTTTGCCATTCGACCCGAAGAACTTAAATTTGGCGTTCCGCCAAGGTGACTACCAATATGACCACCAGCCATCATCTTTATAGGTAACTTACGAATGCTCATTTAACACTTCCATCGGCGTCTTGCTTGACGCAATCTAGAGTTTGGGTTTCTCGCTGCTTTCGGAAACTGCTTCATCTGTCCAGCGGACCTCGCGCAATATGATTTTCTTCTAGCTGCTCTCTTGCCTGTAGGCTTGCTTTCTGTAACAGCGGTTTGCAATTTACTACCAGGATTAGCGCGTTTATGCGCTCTAACCCCAGCTTCTGTCATGCCAGCGCCTTCTTCCGTCTTTCGGTAGTTAGGTTTACTACCAGAAGTAGTGCGCCTAATCGGCCTGCCTCTATTCTTCTTAGCAGCACCACCTACCCTAAAGTTTTGCACATGACGCTTAAACATTAAGAATACCTTGTCTTCTTTCTTCTATCCGGCATAACAGCACCGCAGCCTCGATGATTACTTTTAGTGAAGAACCCGCCATCTTTTGCTGTCCTGTACTGCTTAGTCTTATCAGCAATCTTCTTAGGCTGTGATGAAAACTGCTTGCCAGCTTTTGTATCCTCTCTTTTAGCCTTAGTCGTTGCCGCATACTCTTGGCTCGATAGCGCCTGTCTTGCTTTCCTAGGCAAGTACCGCTCACCGGTAGCTTTAGGTCCCTGCGTAGACGGCTTGCCAGACTTTGTTCCCCAATCCTGCTTGCTCCACTGAGAAAGCTTGTTACTACTTTTTTTCTTCGGGCCTGAGTAAGTACCACCAGAACCTTTGTAATACTTTACAGCAAGTTGCATTGCTCGAGCAGAGTGTTTGCCACCCATCTTAGCCTTGGCTCTGGACTTAGCTGCCGCCCACTTCGCTGGATCTTTTTTGGTTGCTGTAGCTGTCATTAGTTTATCTTAGTTACTGGTCTTTTGTTAGGCAACATGCTAGAGAAACCTCTAGGTTTTACATACTGAGGTGGTGGTGCTTTAACGACAGAATCAACTCTCTTTATATCATTCATTAATCAATCTTCACAGTTATAGAACCATTAGTTATAACCTGAACTTCTCCAACGCCGGTAGATCCCTGTAGGCCAGCGGTCGATGGCGTTGATATGTTTACAAACTCATTGCCAGTATAGACTTGCAGGGCATTTATACTTAGATTCCAAATGACATCGCCTGCGTTAAACTGTAATTCCGATATGCTTTGATTTGTAAACTGAGGCGTTGCGCTTGGATCATACGCATTTAAATTAAGCTCTATAAGCCTGATCGCCTTGTTAAATACATCCTTGCCAACAGTCTCAGAGTTGGCAAACGGCAGTGCCGTATTAAGTATCTTAGCCATTATCTGCGACCATTAGGTTGTATATCTAATCGCGTTCCCCCAATCCTAAAGCCAACATCTATCTTTTGAGCATTTGTACCATCATCATCAGATTCAAATCGAAGAGCCGCCTGCCTTGCTCTAGCTCTCATATCTATCTTGTTAGTAGTGCTTGTGAATGACGATGTCTGATCCGTTGTAAAGCTCTGTCCAGGATAGTCTCTTGTCTTGATCTGAACGTTAATCGTTTGGTCAGAACCAGATCCTTGAAACTTAACATCAGGGATAAAACGTTTAATAAACTGAAAGTCTTCACCTTCGCCTATGTCAAAGTCAGCACTCTGAACAAAAACGTTATCCATTGGCTCGCCATCCGCGTTATAGCCAATCTCATGAGAGTATAAGTACGGCGTGTCGCCATGCTTACCAGCAGCAGTTGGAAGATTAAAGATACCTTCGTCCAACCAAGCTGTTCTAGATAGCTGACCAATAGACCAAGTGTTTTCTACATAGTTAAATGTCACATAAAGATCAACGGCAGTGGCGCCAAGGCTGCAATAAAACCAGCTAACCTCATCAAACTGCTTGTTCAACGTACCGACAACTTGAAAAGATTGTCCTTCGTCAAGGTTATCAAAAACGTAAGAATGTACAGTGCAAGGGACGGGCTCAACAGATCCGTTATACCTGTAGAATCCTTTCTTATCCATCCAGAATATTCCAGATGGAGAGTTAACCATTGCATTTGGTCCAATCAAGCTTACGCCTTCGTTTAAAAGATTAAGGCCAAAGGTTAGCGGCGGTCCAATAAACTGTAGGCTATAAAGCGCAACGTCAGTCCAGATCAAAGTTTCTTGTCTAGCTCTTACAGCGCCAATAATCTCAGACCCAGCAGAACATCTTAAAGACCCTGCTGTGTTGTCGGACCTGGGCTCCCAGTCTGAAATGTTTTCTTGGTCAGAAAATGCTACAAGTAACGGATCAATATCACCGCTTCTTATTCCAGCAACAATAGGATCTGCGCCTAATACAATGGCGTGTCGATCAACGTCAGAGATAAGGACTTGAAGCCCTTTTGTCGGCGCAAGGTTAGAGCCAGCTAAAGAGTTTAACGCCACAGCTCTAGTATTAAGTCCGTTAGACTTATCCCAATAGTAAAGTCCTCCAGCTCTTGGGCAGGCAAACAGGTCTTCACCAAAATTATCCATAGACCACAGCCGAAGCTGATTTGCATCTGTTAAAGAGCTAGTTGAGCCCCAGGTTCCAGAACCCCATCCGCCAACACCCCAACCTGTACCGTCAACAAAGACATCTAGACCAACTGTTATTTGATACGCAGCAACAGTAGAAGATCCGCCATTACCAGTATCACTGCCATTAGCCGTGACTGTAGCGCCATCTGTGTCTTTTGCCGTGATGGTATAGGTGTTTGTCGTTGGGACTGAAACAATCTGATACTCTTGGTTTAAAACGTCTGCAATAATGTTTCCGCCTAATGACGCTGCATCTGAAAAAGTAACAAAGTCGTTTATGTTTGCGCCATGGTTTGAATCAGTGATCGTTAAGGTTGAAGAACCATTGACAGCGGCAAAGGTAGCAGCGCCTGCAGCAGAAGTCTTTCTTATAGGGGTGATATCGTTGTAACTAGAACCTTCCTGGATGTACAGCTTGTATCGAGTTCCTAGTCCAAGAAGCTTTGTGCCGTCTAAGTCAACCCAGGCGTGTAGCTTTCTGCCAGTTCCTTCATAAGAGACAGATATATATTTTTCCCAACCGCCTATCTTTTCAGCAAACCCTTTTCTAAACCTAACAAGATTGCCATCAAACCAGCCTCCTTCTGCGGTGTAGCTAGTTCCCTGCTTGTTTATACCTGGATTAAATATAAATTTTTGTAAAGGCATTTTATCTAACCTGATATTCTCCAGAGCTGATCATCTGGCAAATTTCTAATGAGCGGTCGCCAACCTGTTCAGCCCAGCGACTACGGTAAAACTCTTGGCCTGCTTCTTCGTATTTACCAGTAGCCATATGCCCAAGAGCCTTGACGAATGTTCTAAGTTTGGTCTGCCCAAGGTTAAACGACAAGTCAATTATGGCATCTTGGCGCACGCTGTCCAAACTTGAGAACCATTCATACTCTTGGGTTAGCTCTTTTCGGCAGCGTCTAATATCATTAACTAGCAAATATTCTATTTCGTCATCAGAAAGTCCAAGGCCAGATTCACTGATATTCCTACCAACGCCAATGGTCTCGTACCCAGCAGAGCACATATAGACCTTATCTCTAACGCCTTCGTGCCGCTTTAGCATATTAACTAATCGCATCATTCGTCATGCTTATGTGATGCGCCGTAGTAGAAACTGATAATAGATGAGACGATCCCACCCAAATAACCAAGCACAAGATTAACAATGCCATTGTCTGTAGCAACAGGGTCTTGTAGCGTGACCAGCGCGATGTAACCTCCGAAGAATAGGACGCAAGTAACCGCAATAAATTTTGGCGTCCAGTCACCTTTGAAAGCCATCCGAGCATTCTGGATGTCGTCTGTTTCAAGTTTAAAAACATCTACGTCTAGCTCCTTCATCCGCGCCTGAAAATCAAATTCCGCTTTTTTAATTTCTGCAAGTTGTTCGGGGGTTGCCGCTTGGACGGCTTTCTCAATGCTCTTTTCATCAGCCTTGCACCCTAATACATTAGCAATAGTTTGTGCCGCAGCACCACCTAAAGGCCCACCGAGCGCCTTCCCAATAGTGGGTGCTAACGTACCGATTAATCCTTTGATGGCGTTAAATTTCATTGGGTCAGAACCAAGCCAACAATAGCGAGTAAAGAAGTAATCATGACGGGGTAGATGCCCCAGATCATTTTCTCCAGTTTATCGAACCGCGCAGAACCAGAATCTAGGCGTTTGTTGATAGCGTCATACCGCAAGGCGCATTCAGCTTCATGAATCTCAATCTTCTTTAACGCTTTGCTTGCATGAGTCTCGGCCATTAGTTATTTCCATTCCAAATGTAGACAATTTCAAAAGCTGCGCTAATCGCAATATCAGCCCCCGCGCTGTCGCCAATCGCTCGATACTCAATATCGGTTTTCTCCTCAAACTCGAGAGGCAGGCTATAGGTCAAAGTCGTCTGGCTTTCCGCTTTCACAAACCGATCTTTGACCTGAAATACTTCGCCGTATGGCCGAGCAACCAGTGACGCTGTGCAGTATTTGTTGTTTTGAGTAGTCGCTACTGTAACATCAGTTTGCAACAAGTACGCCGTGTGGTTGGCCGGAACCGTCCAAATCGCCATCAAAGTCTGGTTGTCGCCAATCGCAATCGTTGCGTATTTATTAGCTGGAACCCCAGAGGTGACTGTGCCGGTGCCTGCATAAATAACCCCCGCATTTTCACCGCCTGACCCAGCAGAATTAACCACCATGCGGAAGATGCGTAAGTAAGAATTCGTTGTAGTAACAGCAGTCTGGCCGTTCAAGGTTACGGTCTCGCTAATCTCGGAATAATTAGCATCTAAACCAGACAACGTAACCGTTCGAGCGCCAGTCCCAGCACTGGTATCATCAGTCGAAGAAGACGATACGGACAACTGTGTGGCGGCTGCTAAATAAGAATAGAGTCCACCCTGCGCCCATACCGTTTCAAGGCTATCGTCAATATCAGGATTAAAACCGAACTTATGGACATCGTAATGCCAAGCAACTTGCCCTCGGGCCACTTGAAGTTCAAATGGCTCGCTAGTCCCAACTCTTGTTATAGAGCTTATTTGGCTCATTAGTTCACTAATTCTGCTTCAGGTTCTTCAACCACTTGGATTGATTCACGCAGAGCGTTTTCACGAAAGCCTAATGCAACCTGTAGATTAATACTCTGCTGCTGTGCTGCCGCAATTTGATTCTGCAAATCACCAAGCTGTTTGCGCAGGTTAACCACCTCGACGTAGTGCACTTTGGTGTCGTTACCAAGTTCATTTACGTCATACTCCTGATCGTCAATCGTTAAAATTACGGGTTGCTGCTCTTGTTGCTCACTCATACCTACTCCTAGTTGGTTGCTGTTGCTTGTTCCAAAGCTCAAAAAGCGTTTCAATCTTATCTTCTTGAGTTTCAGTGGTTCCGTCTAGTCTACCTAATTTTATCTCAATTGCATTGAGCTGTTGGCGCAAAGAAAGAATTTCTTCCTGCTGGCTCTCTAACGCCATAATCTTGGCGTTCTGAATCAAATCGTCGGGTAACGCGCCTCGCAAACCTAAAGGCCATTCACGAACAAATTTTGCATTTTCCCGAACCGTTATGCTCTGTATATCAATATCGTGCTCAACTGTCGTGATCCGAGTGTCCAACGTAATGTACGCTGTTGTCGCCATCACCAAGCCTGCACCTAAAGCAATAAGGTTCCGTAAAGGAATCTCAACGGTTGTGTCTTCGCTAATCTCCGCCACTACTTGTTCCTGTTATTCCACAGCTCAAACAGGGTGCGAATCTTCTCCTTAATCTGCTCGATATCAGCGTGCATCTTGGCAAGCACAATAACCAAAGTTACGAATCCCAAGGCGATGGGCCATATTGCCCCAATAGCGTCTAGTGCGTCCATAGCTACTGCACAATCGCATATATTATTATGAAGCAGGCGTATAGCCCGGCACAAACCAAGACACCCCCAACTGCAAGACCTGCGTAGTGCATCCGCTGGTTTATCTTCTGGGCATGTGCATTCTTAGCCTCTAATCGCGCCTTGCGGGCCTTAGCTTGAAACACAATAAAGTCGTCCCACAATCCAGCCCTACCATGATATAGCATAAAATCTTGCAGCTCTTGCTCTGCCTTAGCTATTTGCTCAAGAGCCATAAACTCTTCAATGTCACTGCTAAATAAAGACTTCTTGTTCTTCTGTTGCCGAGCTTTCAGATCTTCTTTAGCATTGACCATCTGGCCGATTTGGCCGAAACAATCGTGCAAGTCCTTGCCGTTCCCAATAAACTGCTTAACTACTCCAAAAGCAGTATTAAAGGCAACAAGCTCTGCAATCATTACCAAGGCACGCCAGATTCAGTCGTTGCAGCGGCATCAATTTGCTTTTGCACCTTCGCAGTACGGTCAGCTTCGACCCGAGCTTTAGCTTCATCAGCAGTTTCGTCGCCTTCGATTAGGCTGGTGTATACCCAACCAAGAACATCGTTCTCTGTTAGATCAGCGTAAGGGATAAAATCTGGAGATGTCGGGTCTCCTTCCAAGCGGAGCTTGCCGCCTTCTGAAGCAGTGTACGATGGATTGCCATCGCTTGCCGCTACCTCTGACCAGTACACGAGAAATACATTCCCGTCTGAGTCAGTTCTTTGCATGTCCTGTATGGACCATGTGTTGTTAATTGCCATTTTGTTTCTCCTTTAATGACAGTTAGTTAATTTTTAAGGGGCTCAACAATTACTTTACCGTTTTCGTCAGTCCACTCTGTATCAAGCATGTGTTGGTCATGTCGTTCACCCACGACCATCCATGAGATTGTATCTGAGCAAGACTCTTGAGCCGTAATAGTTAAAATGTTGCCTGAGACAGAGCCTTTGACAGCAGTCCAACCCGACTCGTTGCTAGTGAAGCATTGTGTATTAGTGTTGAGTAAGACGTATGTGCCTTCAGACATTCCAGAAACGGTATCAATATTTACCGTTGCAGAGCCATCAACTAACGTGACTTTACCGCGATAAATGTTATCTGCTTGTGGCCCCTCAATAAAAGAATGAACAAGGTTATGCGTTTCAGTTTTAGCAGGTAGTGGGTGGTCAATCTTAAATGAGCCAGAGCCTTTAGATAAAGCGCCTGTAATAGCTACATCACCATAACAAAAAACTTTTCCAAATTCATCAATCCTCATTCGCTCAGACACGTTCGTAGTGCTTGCCCCACGAGTACCAAAAGATAATTGACCACGAACATTGCCAGAATAACTACTGTATTTTGCAGATACAGTTGCTAAAGACTCCTCATAATTTCCTGCGGCTACCCTAAAGTTAAGGGCTGAAAAATGACCTACTGAGTTATCGGAGTTAGTGATTTCTAAGGCGGCAGTTGTAGTGGCAAAGCTTGTATCAGAATTAGCTCCCGTAATAGTGACAACATCACGCAAGTTTGCAGAGCGACCCATTCCAATCTTATCTACGCCACCATTAACGACAAACATATTACTGTTGTTGTTAGACTCAACGCGGAAGTCGTAGTTATTACCGGGCTCGTTGATTACTAAAGAACCTTGTTGAATACGCATCCTTTCTACTGGTGTCTGATTAACTGCGGAGGCTGTTACAACTTGGCTAAACAATAAGTTACCGGACAGGTCGCCAACAATAATATTGCCTGCCGCGCCATAGGTTTTAAAAGTATTTTCATTGAACTCCGCGCTAGTGCTGAAACCTAAATATGGATGTCCGTTGTTTCCTTGTGCGCCTAGAGTACCAAAGTAACCCGCACTATTATTTGTGTGTCCAAACTCTATTGCCGCGCCGTTTACTCGAGCATTAAGACCTGCAATTGACTGCACGCCTCCCGAAGTTTGTATGTTGACACAGTTAGTGTTAGCGTCCAAAAACAGCGCGTAGTCGTTAGTGTCAGACTCAACGCGGAAGTCCATGGCCGTACCCGACTGATTTATAACAGCTTCAGTTGTAGTGATTTGAAGCCCAATAACTTGAGCAGCTTCTAAATACAACTCAAGTTGTTTCGCATAAATCCTAGCCGTGTCATACGCGCCGTTAGAGCGGTTATAGAACTGGATAAAGCTGGTAGTGCTATCAATACCCTCTGGCCCAAACTCAATACCGGACGAGCCATCCTTCGATACTACAAACTCATAACTTGGCGCTCCGGTGCCGATCCCGACCCGATTGTTATTAGCGTCAATGAACAGCATGTTGGCGTTGCCGTTTGATTCAACGCGGAAGTCAGCGTCTACGCCATCTTCGTTAAAGACTGCATGTCCACCTACTGTGGGCTTTACAGCAAATGCCCCATTGCTACCAAGCCTTAACTTTTCTGTAGCATCTGCACTAGCGGCGTTTGTGAAGAATACTAAATCATGCTCAGAGTTTGAGCTAAGTTGCTCTGCTCTGATGATAGCCTTGCGAGTATCGTTTCGGCCTAGCCAGAGTTCTGCATCGTAGCCAGAAGTTGATGCCATAACCTTTGAGATAACGTGTGCGTTTTCTGCTGCTAGATGGAGCAGGCCTGTAGGCGAACTCGTACCAATACCCACATTTCGAGACGAATCAATCGTCATAGCGACAACACCAGTAGCTGAATCGCTACTAGACGTTGCAAAATCAAGACCTACTTTGTTGCCACCTGCTGTTTCTGAGTAAGCCTTGATGAATGCCTTGTTACCTGTTGAGTTGGTTGAAGCATCATTGGCATAAAAATCAATCTGACCTACAACGTCATTTTCACCTAGAGTTGTATCGCTACTTTCTAAAGTAAGAACTGCACCTGTTGCAGACGATGCGTTAATTAAGGAGCGTGGACTGCTAGTACCAATACCCACGTTGCCTGTAGCTCCATCAACGTATAGAGCGTGTGTCCCGTTGTTGTACGCTACTCTGAAATCGGCATCAACTGTGTTGCTGTTGAAAACCACATGCCCACCAGCCTGTGATGCGGCAGTAATACCTCCAAGGCTGTCTATGTTCATGCGTTCAGTACCATCAACATAAAATTCTATTTTTGATCCAGCGGATACATCATTATTATCAGCAGCAATTATTAGCCTGTCACTAGAGCTAGTAATTAAATGTTGAAGATCGGTTACAGAACTGTCATTCATTGTGATAGTAGGATTAGAATCACCTAGTACGATATCGCCCGTCACCGAAATTCCAGAGGCTGTGGTGGCTAGTTTAAAAGCATTTGCATAACCTATTTTAACTTCACTAGCCCCCGTCAATAATAAATTATGACCTGAACTATTTTGTATTGAAGTTCCTACGTCTTGACTACCAAGAATTAAATAACCCGTACCAGCATCCTTAACGTAGCTATTAGTACCATCATGATAAATCTGTAGGTCGCTGCCAGCGCCGAAGATGGCTTTGCTGTTGTCTGCGAACGTAATGTCATCGCCAGTGGATACGGCTAGGTCTGTGCCGCCAGTAGTGTTACCAGCCGTCAACACCTCAGCCAACGTATCGGTAACACCGGGATCAACCCCAGCCATCGCGTCAACGACTGCTGCGCCAGAGCCTGCGCCGTCCAAATAGACGACCGCTGTCTTGCCGGTGGCAATCGTCACATTTGCGCCTGAGCCTTGGCTAATTGCAATCGATTGAGAACCAGAGGTTGCGTTCTCGATGAACATAACCCGAGATACCGTATTAGGCGAGATGGTCAGCGTCCTAGTTGCCGTTAAACTGCCTGCGGATGTGACCTTAAAATACATTGCACGGGCTGGATCAGAAACACCATCTCCAATCGTAGTTGTCGCGTCAGCGTCCGAGCTAAAAGACTGTTCGGTGCCGTAACCTAGCGCCTCGCCAATTAATTCTAGGTTGGTATTTGTGGTTGTGCCCCAAGTTCCGCTTCCCTCTCCGGTGGCCAACTCCGACAATCGGAGGTCATTAACGTAGGTAACCATTTGATTTTCCTCAAGTTTTTAGGCAGCGTCCCGCCCAGCTTTAATCTCTTCATACCCTGCTGACTGGCTAGTGTCGATGGTCGAGTAGCCGGGCGATTGTGTTGTATTAATTGAATTGTAGTTCGGGTCTTGGTTCGTGTCTATCTCTCCCCATACCAGAATATCCCCTACGCTTGCAACTATTGACAGTCCGGTAACTTCTATGATTGCCCCGGCAACCGTGGTGACGGTGCCAAGGCCAGAGTTTATCTGCTGGCCCGTAACAAATACATTGTTTACCGTCCTGACCGTTGGGGTGCCAAGGCTGGAGGTTATCGCCTGACCCGTTATCGAAACATTTGCCTCTGAGTCCGTTGTGACCGAGCCAACTGCTGACGTAATAGACTGGCCGGTAACCTGAATAATTGCTCGGGCTACGACCTGTATCGAGCCTACGGCTGAAGTTATCGCCTGACCTGCCGGGGTTACATTGGCCTCAGCATCTACCGCAAGAGAGCCAACGCCTGACGTGATTGCCTGACCTGTCGGGGTTACGTTTGCTTCTGCGTCCGTGGTGACCGCGCCAACTGCCGAGGTGATCGCCAGCCCTGTTATGCTGACCACTGCGCCGGCGTCTACCGTTACAGCGCCGACTGCCGCAGCGGCCTGCTGCCCGGTAACCGAGACGTTAACGTAGAGCGGGGTGCCCCAAGCGCCTAGCCCCCATGTTCCGCGACCCCAACCTTCTTGAGACATCAGTCGGCCATCTTGGCTTCAGCATCTTTCAGAAGCTGGACGGCGGTGCTCATGATGTCGCGCACAGCGTCTGTCATAAAGTCTGTCGCAAGAGAGGCCTCCATCGTCTTAATCGCCTCTTGAATGTCTTCTAAAGCCGTCATATTGATCTCCAATCAAGCGACTATGATAAAACTTACGCGGCGCTAGGGATACCCTGAAACTTCCGATTGAGTATGCGCTGCACCTTCGAGTGCGTCAGCGGGGGAATACTGTGTAAGCTATTGACCTGCTTTGCGATCTTTCGCGGCCCAAGGCCTCGACCGTGGAGCCTGTAGATCGTCTTGAGCACCGCCTGCTCTTCAGGGATCTCGACAAGCTTCTTGCGAGTCTTGCTGCCGGTCTTGACCTCTTCGTGTCGAAACCCGTAAGGCGCTGACCCGCCAATGGCGTAGCCGCGTGAGGCCCAGTCAAGCTTACCCGCCGCAAATCGATCCTTGATTGTCGCATGCTCGATCTCAGCAACCGCCGACAATACCATTAGCATAATCTGATTTGCCATAGAGTTCATGTCAAATTTAGCATCGAGACCCTTAGACCTGCTTGCGTCAGGATAGACAATCGGCATCTCACCAAACTGTTCGCAGAAGTAAAGGGTGATGCCGATGTCCTGCAAGACCGGAATCATACCAAGAAGGTCAGAGCTTGATCGGCTGAGTCGGTCAAGGCGGGTGCAGATCACCACGTCATGCTCGTCAATCACATCAGTCATCTCGCGGCTTGCGGGTCGATCGAGGACAGCGTGGGTGCCAGAGATGCCCTCGTCAGCAAAGAACTCGGTCACATCACGGTTGTACTTTTCACGAACGAACTCACTGATCTGTTGCTTCTGCGTCTCAAGCGAGATACCAGACTTGACCTGCTCGTCGGTGGATACGCGCACGTAGCCGTAGATGTTGTTGACCTGCTTTAATGGATTGCCGCTCATTTCACTCCTCCCTTGAATCCGTAATCGGACATTTCTTCGTGCAGCCGCTGCCAGTTGATGTCCAGAGGCATGCTGTTGTTGCTGCGGTCAGCGAACATTACCTGACCATCCTTAACCAGCTCTATGCCGAATACCGCCTTTGGCATTCCATCATAGACGATGTCGATGCCGTGCTTCAGGCAAGTGCGCCGCACCCGATTATAGAAAACTTTCTTCGCTTGGGCGCTCATGCTGCGCCCTCCTGAATGTACTCCGCCCAGATCTCTTTGGCCGCATCGGTCTCGGACAACACCCGTGCGCGGTCTGCAAGGTAATCGCCAAGCTCCTTGATCCCCAAAGCCCTAGTCGAAAGAGCAAGCAGCTCAACATCAGTCTCCGCAGAGGCCTTGCGGAAAAGTCCCGGGAGCAGCATCGCCGCAATAGGCTCAAGGTCGTACTGGCGAGCAAACTGGCTCAAGTCCTTTGCAAGCATCTGGTCTTCAACACTCAATTCTTTATCTTTCATCACGTTCTCCTGTTAGTGAAATTGCATTCTAGGGTATAGCGTGTCGATATGCAAACATTTATTTCGGTGTGCAGGGGTTTGCATATGGACACGGGGTATGTTATTATTGGGAAATCAACCAATGGAGAACGTGATGGAATTTGAGCAAACAGACAACGGTCGGATCTGCAAAACATTCAAGGATGACTGTGTGATCCGGTCGATCAGTATAGCGACTGGAAAGACCTACCAAGAGACCTTTGAGGAGATGATGGCGCTAGGGCTGGAGATGGGTGCCTTCCCAAACCACGACAGGGTGTGGGTGAAGTACCTTGAGCAGAATGGCTTTGTGAAAAACAAGCCTCCCCGAAACGCTAAGGGCAAGTACATCAAGCTTCAGGACTGGGACTTTGATGGTGTTGCAGTTGTCATAAACTCAGGCCACCTGACTGCGGTTAAAGGCGGGGTGTGCATCGACTCTTGGGACTGCCGGTACAGGCCCGTTAATTCATATTGGACAGCCGCGTAAGCGGTGAGGAGAAATTTCATGAACGCACTCGAATCAAAAATTGCAAAGGCGCTTGGTAAAAAGCGTATGGCAAAAGTACAAGACATTATGGACGATGGAATGGCTGTTGACCTTTTACTCGCGGATGGTTTCATTAATAACGAGTTAGGAGATGACGGTATGATTTTTGATGTTTGGGATTATGTGTCAGATTATACCGTTGCTGAGATTATTGTTAACGCAAAGCGTTTTGTTGATGAAGCGGAGGCCGCGTAAGCGGCAAGGAGAAAGAATGAGATACCACAGATTAGAAGCCGATAAGATATCGGAGATTGACGGCTTGTCCCGGCTCAAGCGAATGCTTGCAACTCACGACTGGTACTTCGACTACTCGGATGACCATAGCGTCTGGCAGCGCGGGGTGGATGAGCGCAAAGACATTACCGCCGAGGCCAAGCGCCTTGGTCGGCCCGAGATCGTCGGCGATGCATTCCAAGCCATGAAGGATCGCAGGCTAACCGAGTACCTCGAAGGGCTGGAGGGTGATGATGGATAAGTATTTCTCGTCACTCGACGTGGCCGCACTGCGGATGCAGCTACCAACCAATAGCAAAAAGGCCATGAAGTTATACCGCCATGTCCTGCATAATGAGCATGACGCTGGCCCAGAGGCTGGCTACATCATTAGGCTTTGGAAGCAGGAGCGCGGCATCGATGAGAAAAATTACAGTATTGATTGAGCTTGACGTGACGAAGTTAAGCGACATCGACGCGCTTCAGGACATGATCGAAGAGGCTCTGGCTGAGGCTCTAGATCAGGACGAAGAGGTGTCGATCAAGGTTACGGCGGAGTTTTCTAGAGGGCAACATCAACAGCACTCTTGACCGCCTCACGCTCTGGCTCTCCAAAGATATCTTCGTAAATATACTTCCCGCCTTGGTACAGGGCAGGAATTACGTTTAAGCCGTAGTCATCCATCACATTGTCTGGGTTGGTGGCATAATCTGCAAACTGTCTAGCCGTTGGCGCAATCGCCTGAACTGTAGGCCTCAGCAAACCCGCAATACCTTCCATCGCTTCTTGACTCATTTCCTGCGCCAACTCGCTGCGCGGCTCGTAATTGAGCGCCTCAGCAACACCTTCTCGATATCGTTTTATTCTGTCAGCCTTACCTTCTCTGTCGCTATAGGGGTTGAGATACTCCAAAAGACCAACAAGACCTCCAGCAATTGGACTCACTATACCCGAAGCTGCGTCCATAAAGACTTCAGCGCCAGCGCCTTCAGCAGCCAATTGAGCTGCGCGAGCGTCTTGCATAGATCCCATGGCTAGGGCTGCGGCTCCAACAAAAGGAGCACTGGCCAATATCTGGGGTGAATCTTTTTTCTTAGGATCAAACTTTGCGTTGACTGACCTTATGTTATTCGGCTCGAAAACGGCCAGCGTGGTGAATGGCTTGTTTTCACCGGCGCTCTCTTTCAAAAACATCGAGTCGTAGCCCTTGCTTTTCAGGAAATCCACAACCTGTTTGTTTTCATACAGGAGGTAATTCCCGTCTTTCAAGGCATCTCTGTATGTAGGAAACCCGCTGCCGAATGGTGCGTCTAGGTACTCTTTACCGTACAACTCCTCTAAGACATCAACATTTTTGCTCGGAACAAACGGCTTTTTTGTCCTAGTGACCACGGGGTAGATGGCGCTGTCGGCTAATCGCTCATCTTTAAGAAGCTGTTGTTGCTGAGGATTTAAAATTTCTTCGTAGTATTGCTGCCGCTGATCTTCAGGCAAAGATTTAAGAATCTTATCTGCTTCTTCCCTCCACCGTTCCTTTTCTACCCTCACACCTTCAATGGCACCCGTTCCACCCTGCCTTTCTTGGAACTTGCCCTTGCCTAACCAGTCATTTGCGAATTCCTTGTTGGGCGTCAAGAAAACCAACCCATCAGAATAACCCGGCACAAACTCTTTGATATCCTGCTTGCTGGCGTGGTACATGACGTTGTCTAAGTCATAACCTTGATCTTTTGCTTGCTTGACGCTTTCGGCCCTAGCCTTCTTCATCGAGGAATGCAGGCTACCTAATCCGCCAGCTTCGGCTTCTTGGGATGACAATGCGGTGGACAAAAAAGTAGCGCCAGCAACGGGGGCCAAAATTGGTGGGGCACTGGCCAATATGTTCGGTGAGTCAGCGTTTTCTGGGTCAAACTTAGCATTGATCGAGCGGATGAGGTTCTCGTTACCGGGGAACACGATGGTGTGCATGCCCCCTGAACCCATGTTGGCAAATTTAGCGCCAGTTGTATTATCTACAACGCCCTTGTAACCAAGATCGGTCAGAACATTCTGCATGATCTGGCCGTTGTTAAGCATTTCGCCAGTGTCAAAATCTTCACTGTAAGATCTGCGGATGATGTCATTGATTTCAGTTAAATCTATCTCGCCTGCTTCCGAAACCCAACCTATTGCCTCGGCAACCGCTTCGTCGCTTGCGCCAGCATACCTGAGTGTATCTGCAAGACTTGCAATAGGGCTTTCGTAATCATTGTTTTCAAGGTCATAAGCGTACTCAAATACAGCATCCTCAAAATCATCATCGCTATCAAAATCAGATCGGTCTAATTCCTCTCTAGCCGAGTCGTAATACTGTTCCCGATCGATATCGATAACCGTCTTGTTCTTACCGCCGATGACCGCAAAGTCGTTGTTGTTCACAAAAACAGGGTAGACCACGCCCTCGTTCTGGCCTTTAAGAATTGTCTTGGCGGCGAGGTTGGCGGCTTTTTTAAGCACCGCGCTGTCACGATTTTCCTGAAACTCATCAACCAGCTTTTCAACTTTGGCAAAAACTTCTGGGTCGTTTATCTTGCCCCAAAATTCTGGGTTTAGATCCCAGTCACTTTCCAAGCTGTCTTGGATTTGCTCAGAAAGCAGGTTAATCCGATTGGTTAGATCTGGCCCTTCACCTGCGTAGTTACGAGAAGCATCGCTAGGAGAAATGGTCAGGTAGGTGCCTTGACCAAAGTCGTTGTCTGTATTAGGGCTGGGCACAAACTTTTCGATATCAAAGGTAGAGCCGTGGTACAGGATCTGATCGGTAGAAAGGCCCATCTGATCAGCTTTCATCATTCGCTCGGCAAATTCCTTAATCACCCCAGCCTCAGCCTCCTGCGGGGTCACTAAACCACCCGCTATCAGGGTGAACGTCAGGGCGCCACCAGAAAGCCCGGCGATAGAGTTTATATCGACACCGCGAGCCTCCATGCGGCGAAGTATTTTCTCAGTAATTGTGCCGCCATAAGGCTTCATCTGGAGCGCACGTACTTCTTGAGCCGTTGGGTTCGCAGGATCTTTTACCTTCTTCTGAGACGCGCCGAATCTAGCCTCTGGTAACAGGTCGAAAACCGTTGCCTCATCAGCCCTCTTGAGTACACCTACGCCAGATCCCGGCACCGCAAATGGGTAAGACGGGTGATCGGACTCAAATATGTCGATATCAGCAAAAATACGGCCCACATTCTGAATGCCAGCATCACGACCAACGAGCTGCGTAGGATCAGCGTTGATCAAACGTGCCGCGCCTATGGACAAACCGCCTTTGTTGCGGAACTCCACGTCCATCATGTTCATGAGTTCTTTGCGAACTGCGTCCGGGGTGTTACGCCAAACTTGCACTGAGCTTGGGTCATCCAAGCCTTTCCATCCTTCAATCTTTCGGCCAGCGCCTACACGCTTGCCTTTTTTCATCGAGCCTGTCGTCCGATAATCGCGGATCGCCTTATCCAAAGCCTTTTTCGTGGCCTTGGTCATATTGGATGCGGCATAGCCAAGCATTAACTCACCCGTGGTGGTGGCAAAATCACCGCCAGTCGGAGCCATGCGCCATGGGATATACAGCGGGTCTTTGCCAGACTTGGACTTTAACTCTCTAGCCATCTCTAAAATTTCACGAGACGGCTTTTCTCCAGAAGACCAAACCGCACTAGGATTGTTGAACATAAAACCCTGACCACCCGGGAGGTATATCGGGTCAATCAACTCAATTCTATTGATGCTCCTAACGTCAGCACCAGCGCGAGTCCTATCAGTCATCGAGGTGACAAAGTCTTCACCCTCAAGCTCAGATAACGAAAGGCCGGGCATAGGCTGGGTGTCAGCCCTCTCTACAATCTCAGCCTCAAGGTTGCGGAGCATATCCTGCTCCTTAACCCGTGGGTCAAACCGAGGATCGAATGCACCCTTGGCGATCAGATTGATGATGCCACCGCCGCCAGCAAACTTGCGTATCTCACCGCCGTTGGCTTTGAGCAGTTCGGCGGATTTTGGGTCTTCAAAAACGGCATTTACAGAGCGAACATCCTTTGGATTGAAGATGACAAGCTCACTACCAACCTTGAAGCCTGAGAACCCGTCCTTGGCCATCTTTTTTTGAGCCTTGCTCTTAATCGACTCATAGAACTCTTCGCTGGGATGAAAGCGCGAGCTATCGCTTTTGACCTTTTTCTTTACGCTTTCTATTGCCGCACCAAAATCCTCACTCGTACCAACCTTGCCGCGCACAAAAACGGGCAGGATACGAGCGCCCTGATCAAAACTCTCTTCGGTAAAGTCTTTACCCTTCTCTCTGAAGGTGCGGATGTACTTTTCGGTGTACTTAGGGTCTTGGGCAACATAGATCCCGGGGCCAAGCTTGCCGCGCTCAGACGGCTTTAAGCTTGTGAAATCAAGAGAATCACCCTCAAATTTGTCTGTCGCATGGTAATACACCGTATCAGTGTCGAAACCAGCCTTCTTAGCCCTCTCAAGACGATCAGCAGCCTTACCCAAGCCACGGGCAGCTCTCATAACACCACCAACAACGGGCACCACGCCGATTCCCTGAAGAACCGCTGACCCATAGTTGCCCTCGCGCAGATTTTCAGCAAGGCTAGGTGACCTCGGGCCTTCCATAACCATGCCAGAGATCGAAACATCACCCGCAGGGAACTCAGGGAACTCGCCGCTAATGTCAATTAAGCCAAGGGGATCAGCAAATGCGGCCCCAATGTTGGCCATCTGGGCACTGGTCAACTCGGGCAGCTCAGGGTCAGGGGTTCTCCCCATCATCTGACCGACCGAGCCACCCAAGTTGTACCCAAATATATCGATATCATCCGTTCTGGACATTATGCCGCCTCTTGCCGAGCGTCAAAGTACCCCTTCAACAGCGCGAACCACTCGTCTAGGGTGATAACCGCTGTACGAGAGTTATCTCGCGGCAAATTTTCGTTAATCGCATACAGCGGCAGGCACACCCTGATCGCCTTATTATTAAACTTGTATACCAGAATCGGGACATTATCACCACAGGCCGCGCATACCTGATCCCACCACGCGGTTGCGTACCACCAGCCAGACTTGTAAGCCTTACACTCGATGGAATGACCCGGGATCTGGATATCACAAAGGTCAGCGGTTTGGTATTGATCAAGATTACGCTTACACGTAAAACCAAGACCATGCTCTTCGGCAAAGCCATTGATGCGCTTTACGCAATCGCGCTCGAATGATGCCCCTTTATTTCTTGAATCCGCCATCGGGACAGTTTATGCGAAAAAAAAATAGAAATAAAATTTTATAAGGGTTACCTTTACCGTCCTTCCAAGAAAAAACCCTGCTCAGCCGACATCAGTCTTTGCTCCCCTTAGCAAAAAACTGAAGGGCAGGGTTCCTTTCTAAGCAAACAATACCCCTTACAGAATTTTGGTGGCTGGGTGCGTAAAACCTTGCTATAGCTATCGCGCCACAGGCGGTCGCCAAAAAGGGGGGTATGGGGGTCGCAATCTAACGCGATTTCAGCCCCTTTTTCCGGCCCCATAGGGTTCCTTTGCTCGCGCCCGGGGTCGCCTGAGAGGCCTCTGAGGGCGCTCTGAGGGCGCATAAACCATGCAGGACGCGGTCATGACGCAGGCCGTATCGCCCCTGCTCAGAGCCACGCAGTCTTGGCGCAACCAGAACAACCTCTGCGTCCTGCGTAAGTCATTGTTTTTGCAGGGAATTCCCCAAAAAAAGGGCAAAATCAGCATTTTTGTAGAATTTTGAGGGGTCGGGCGGGAGGCGGGGCCAAGACGAGGTTCTTTTTCGGGATGCGCGAAGCCGACAAGGTTAATGGTCTTTGTCGTCGAACTCCGCCTCCACACCCAGCAGTTCATTCAGCCGGTGCTTGATGTCTTCCTTGTTCATCTTCTGCAAGTCTGCGTTGATGTTCAGGTTCTGACTGCGGTGGATTGTCAGCCCCGCAAGCTGGTTCAACTCTTTCACTGCGCTCACCGCTGCGTTGTACGCTCCTGTCTCGAAAGCCGTCTCCGCAATGTTCCACAGCATCGCCCCAGTCTTCTGCGGCGTGATCGCGTATTTCTCCCGCAACTCATCCTGCTTGATGCGAACCGCTCGCGTGACCTTCGGAAAGTCCCTGCCGTTGAGCATCTTGGTCGCGGCGCTGGCTGGGAATGAGAACCCAGCCCTTCGTGCCGCCTCTGTCTGCCCACACGCGCCCTCGGTGTAGTGCCACACGAAAGCCGTCTGCATGTCAGTGATCCCTGCCTCGTCATCCGCTAAGAATGACTTCGGCGTCTCCACTAACTGCTTGCGCTCTTTCCTTGGCCTTCCTCTCTTTGGCGTGTCATCAGCCATCCGTTATCCCTCAGCTCGTTAAACATTACCCGCGCCTCTTCATCCTGAAGAGGCGCTTGCCCTACGCCCTCTCGCTCATCAGAGTTCATCAACTGCCACACCCTGAAGTTGCGCTCATCGCTCACACTGTGATCATACTCGAAGCCATCCATCTCCACCTCCAACAATCAGGGTACAGGGGGGCAGGGTACAGCTACTCAAAACTTTTTCAAAACCCCTTCGAGCACTTCCTGCGGTCTGTACCTATATGCTATTAGTATTAAATAATATTATATTAGTAGTACCCTACCCTACCCTGTTAAGAACATTAAGTATTTCAAGCACTTATAATACATTCAAATAGGGTATCAATTGACATACCCTTAGAAATCCTTGCCCCAGCTATCACTAAACTTGTCCGCACTCCCAATCTCGACCTTCGTGTAGTCCAAGTCGTACACTTTTTTGCCATTACTTTTGCGAGGTTCTAGCCCAAACTGCGCCAGTACCCTGCTTGCATCCTTTATATCAGGCATCCTCGGTTGACTGATTCCGAGGTCACGGAGCAGTTTTGTCATCTGAACTGGCTTTGTGTTCTGGCTCTGGAAGTGTACGTGTTCGAGGATTAGATCTTCGACGGTGCTCTGGGTGCGGTAGGTCTCGTTGCTGCTCTGGAGCATCTCGCGCTCCTCAGCGTTGAGATACCAGCTCGCCTTCTGGTACAGCGTCTCCTTGATCTCCGCCCACAACTGCTGCATGTCGATCCCATGGTTTGCATTGATATCGGTCACGGCGACGACCCAGAACCGTCTGTTACCTGTGGTATCAATCAGGAACTCGCGCTCGTTGACGCTGCCGTAGAATGCGGTTCTGCGCTGGTACGTGGTGCTGGCTCGGTCATAGGGTAGGCGTAGCTCGTCCACCTTCTTGCCCGTGAACTGCTTGAGAGAGTCTATGTCCGCCCTCTTGAACGTGCTGCCCAGCTCACCCAGCTCTGCTACCCAGTGGCTCACAACCTGCTTCACGCTGTCCTTATCGTTTGGGTTGAGCGTGGCTCCCTCTAGCAGCCAGCCCTTCTCGTAATCCGCCAAACGCTTAAACCAGAGGGTCTTACCTAGCCCCTGAGCGCCCTGAAAGACCAAGATACCTTCTAGGGACACGCCATTTGGCTCACACGCTGCCGCAACGCAACCGATAAGCCACTTGGTCATCAGCATCTCCTTCAGTGGCTCGTTGGTGCTCTGGATCGTGTTCAGGAACTCCTGCATCCTACTGCGGCCATCCCATGGCCTACTCTCGATCCATTCCTTGACAGGGTTGTACTCCTTTGCCAGCAGCTTCAGGTAGTCCCGCACCTTCTGGTAGGGCACCCCCATCTGGATACAACGGTCTTCGATCTCGATCAGGCTCGACTCGTCGCGCATGTCTGCAATGAAGTTGCTGTGCGGTATGTTGATCTCCATCGCCTTCTTAATCACGTTGTAGCGCACATCAATCTGATTGACCGTCAGCACACCTCGGACATTGTCCTTAGTGTTTAGCATTCGGCCCTTCTCGCTGGTGTTCCACTGGTACTCGACGGGCACATCAACCTTGTTCAAGTCGGGAAGCAGCTCACCCTCCAGCGCGTGGTCGTTGTAGTCACCCTTGCTCTGGGGTATCAGAACCTCGGACTGAGCGCCGATACGACGCACCACCTGTGCGGCTTTGACTGCCTCAACCTCTCCCGTCTTGGTGTCATCACAGTCGGCAATAAAGACATGCTTAGCCTCGGGAAACCATCCGCTGATTGTCTCTGCGACCGAGGATAGATTGTATGCGTCGAAACAGATAACCACGGGCTGACCAAGGTCTGCGTAGTAACTCGCACCCGTGGCGTACCCCTCGACATAATTGATGGTGTGCGCTGTCCGCATCTGCTGCGGGTCGATGACGAAGAATGAACCAGCCTTCTTGCTATGCTTCATAAAAAGCTTCTGGCCATCGCCGTCGATGTACTGCAACCCAACGATCTCAAGCTTCTTATCAAGCATGGGCAGAACCAGACGATTGCCCCGCTGCCTGAGACCATGGTTCTCTACACCCTTGCGCTGAAGGTATAGGTTGTCCTCTGTCGCCTCGGGATAACTGTCCCAACGCTTCTGTGCAAGCTCAGCCGCCTGCCTCTGATCTTCCTCTAGGTCTTTGGCCTTCTGCTCGGACAGCATCCTGATCTGTTCGCGCTCCTTGTCGGTCATCTTATGGTTCACCGCATTGTCAGGCTTCCAAGTCGCGGTCGGCTCATCGTTGCTCACCGTGCGGTCACCACAGCGACCGAAGGGTACGTCCTGATCCAGCCACACCTGATACCACCCGACGAGCTTCTGCTTGCCACCAACGTCCATGTAGGCGCGACCAATGTCGCCGCCTATGACTAACCCCTTCTTTGACTCTACCGTCATGCCATTCGACAAAAGAAAAGACTCGAACTCACCGCGCAGGTCACCACTCAATGGTCGGCTGAAGTCTTTGCTTTTGCCGTCAGTTATTTTTAATCCCATGTAAAATTCACCTTGATCACGTTTTCCCAGATGTGCATAATAGTACAACATTTTGCAAACACACAAGGAAAAACGATGGGAATCATAGCAACTGGTGGCGGCGGATCAGACTTCGAGCAAGTCCCGACTGGCACACACAACGCAATCTGCTACAAGTTGGTGGATGCTGGAACCACACTGAACGAGTATCAAGGCGAGGTGAACAAGCGTCACAACGTCTTTATCTTTTGGGAGTTACCCGAGCTTCGTATGGCAGACGATCGACCCATGTCAATCAACTGCCAGTATACGTTAAGCCTGAATGAGCGCGCAAAACTGCGGCAACATTTACAGGCATGGCGCAACAAATCTTTCACCGAAGAAGAGTTGGCATCCTTTGACCTGACCAAGATCTTGGGCACAACGTGCAAGGTCGATGTCGGCTTAACCAGTGGCGGCAACGCTAAGGTTCAGGGTGTCTTCTGCGCCGACGGTGGGGCAAAGAAAGTTGCAACCGTCAACGATCAAGTGGTCTTTGATCTTGAAGACTACTGCAAAGAGTTTTCTGGGAAGTCGGATAAAGCCAGCAAGGATGCATGCGATATCTTCGAGGAATTGCCTCGGTTCATGCAGTGGCAGATTGGCGGGTGCGACGAGCCGGGCAAAGATCATGTCGAGCCATGTTTTGAGCTTCAGGCTGCGATGAAGAAGGGCGTCCCAGAACCTGAGATCGAGCCACAGAAGAAGGCGAAGAAGACAGAGCTAGTCGGCGAGGAATTCGTTGACGATGACATTCCATTTTAAGGGGGCGCAATGAAGAATAAAAAGCATAACCGTAAGTCGGTAAAGAGCGACTCAGTCATTGACTACCTGAGTCAGCATGGTGATACCAAGGCCGAAGTCTTGGCCTCTGAGCTAGGCGTTAGCAAGAGCCTAGCGGCCAAGAACCTGCGGAACTGGCACAATGCCCAGCGCAAGGTTGCCGAGGTATTGTCTGTCTCTGACGGCTCGACAGCGCGTTATTACGAGCTGCCGTTCAAGGCTCGGGAACTGCAAGATCTGATTTCTTTCAAGAACATGAACGCTCAGATTGGCGAGATCTTTAGGGCAACCTATCGATACGGTCAGTCGTCGCATAGCAGTGAACTGCGTGATGCTAAGAAGATTCGTTTCTACATTGACGCTGAGATCAAGCGACTGGAGCAGTTATGAGGATTCGACAGATGATTGCGGACGCAAAGCACCCAATCTTTACCCCATATGCTGTGATGGTAGCATTCGGTATCGGATTGATTTTAGGATTCGGTTTAGGCTAAGGGTTCCATCACGGCCCTCCAACAGTGTTCCCGTCCACTGAGCCGCCCCGGCGGGACTAATTAGGAAACCCAATGGAATTCAAAGAAGGTATCTACGAAGACCTCGACTACCCCACCTACGATTCGATCCCTGCATGGAGATCACACGACCTAACCTCAATCGCTAAGTGCCCGTTCACTTGGAAGAACCGGACGTTCAACAACTCTCCGGCACTGCTTGAAGGCCGGGTGCAACACACCGTGTTCTTAGAACATCACAAGTTCTTCGATGAGTTTGCGATCGAGCCGCCAGTCGATAGGCGCACAAAGGCAGGCAAGCAAGAGTACGCCGAGTGGCTGGAAGATCTTGGTGACAAGACACCCTGCAAGCAGGATATGTACGACATCTGCATGGAGCGCCGGGAGGTTGTCTCTGACTTCATACCCGAGCCAGATCATCGGGTCGAGCTGACGCTCTGCTGGATATGGAACGGCCAACCCTGCAAGGGAAAGCTAGACTGGCATACCGGGACGGACATCTGGGATCTCAAGACCTGCCGGGACGCTTCACCCCGTGGATTCAGGAGTGCGATCAACACGTTCCGATACCACCAGCAGGCTGCGTATTATCTTGCTGGTTGTCGGGCGGTTGGCCTACCGACAGAGAAGTTCTACTTCTTGGCTCAGGAAAAGACAGCGCCCTATCCCTATTGCGTGTACACGTTGTCTGACGAAGCCATAGCCTATGCTGACGCTCAGAATGAGCAAGCCATGGCCATTGGCATCAAGTGCCGGGAGCAAGACCTCTACCTGCCATACAATCAAGAAGGCATCAAGGAGTTTGGCCTTGCTGACCTTAACTAAAGAGGAAAGGGAGCGGGAAGCGAAGTGGGCGGCGGATATCAAATATCACGCTGCCCGAAGCGTCTGGAAGAAAAGGCACGAGGCCACGCCGAACAATCCGCCGCACCGCCGGGTAACTTGGGGGCAGTGGTTCGAGAAAAAGTTTGGCGAGAATCTTATTGAGTATGCTGAGAGAAAGGCAAAGGAAAAGAAAAAGTCAAAGCCTGTTTAGTTCTTCACTTGCCAGCCTTCCGGTTTCCCTGTTGAACTTCATCGCAAGGTAGTCGTGGATTCGGCTCAGCTCATAAGCTCTTACATCGTCGTCTTCCTCATCGACAATCTTATCTATCATCGCTAACACGCGGATGGTTGGTATGTTTGATTCTCTTTGCATAGCTTAATCCTAAGTCAAATTGCTGGCAAAAAAAAGCGGCCTAAGCCGCCTCTCCCAACAATTCGGTAAGAACACTCAGCACTTCACAAAGCTTTACAGTCTGCTTGTCGCTGATATTCTTGCCCTCAAACCTAGCTTTATTAATTTTCTCAGCCAGTAGGTGAGCTGAGTCGGCCAAGACCTGCGCCCTGCGAGATTCTTTATGCGAAGGCTTAATTGCGCTTGAGATAAACTTACAATCAGCAAGATCTTCGAGATCTGCCGTCTCGCAGTTGATCTGAATGATCGTCCCGTTCATCCCTGCAAAGGTCACCCCAGAACTGAGGGAGTGTCTGTTCAGGCTTCCAAAAAATACGTCAAGCCGAGGCGCGACCATGTTGATCAGGTCGCAAATGTTGTCGTTGGTCAAATCGTTTACGACTTCTAAAAGTTGTTGTTGTTCCATCATGTTTTTCCTTGTTTTGGGTTTCGGCCTAGTGGCCTCATCAGTACCAGCTCCGAACTGGTAGACCCGGAGGGGCGGTGATTAAGCCGCCGCCACCTTGTCAATGTCGTAATAAGGAATGTTGCTGTATCTGGGCAATTTATCGGTCATGATAAAAACACCTGTCGACGGTTTTACAAAAACTCGCTCGTCAAAGTAAAATCCTGCGGGGGAAAGCAACTCGCTGTCAGTCATTACATACTTGGTTGAAACGTAAATAAGCTCTACTTTTAAACTGCCTTCAAGAAGCTCTATCTCTCTAAGGAACTGAGCAGCATGAACCGCATCTTCGTTTTCGATCAACCAAGTTTGATGATCCATCAAATCAAATCCTTCTTCGTCCTTCCATTTTTTAAAAAGAGATCTTTGGTGAGCTGACGCTTTTCTTGCGACATCAGCATCGATGTTGCATTTTGCAAACTCTTCTTTAGCCTTTGCGATTTTTTCTAAAACAATTTCGTGGTACTTGTTCATCATCTTCTCCTTGCGGCGGCTTACGCCGCCTTCCTTGTTGCTGTTAATGTTGCATCCCCGTACCATCCTGAGACTCTTGGCTTCCAGCCATCAACCTTGAGTTCTTCGGCCCTAGCATATGCCTTGCGAATGTCCGTGAATCTTTCGTGGATTCGATCAACCTTTTCTTCTTTAGGTGCGGGATAAAGATCTTGGCCTTGACGCTTCTCAATCAACTTGCGAAGAGAGGCAACGTGATCGGTCATTGCTTGATACTGGAGGTTGTTTTTGCGAGCAGCTCGAAACTCTTCGTCGTAGTGGTCGAGGCCGTTTAGGTCGATCAACTTCATACCAGCAAGCTGGCCTTGAATGGAGTTGATGATTTGAGTTGTTAGCTTGTGGCTCTTCTCAATCGGAAGCTCATTCGATCCCGGGCACTCGCCCTGAAACATCCCCCAATCGACGGTGTAGCCGTGCTTAGCAATCATGCCGGTCTTGTTGTTAACCGCCTGCACTGAACCGCATACTTGGCAGGTTCCTCTGTGTGTGTGTCTTGCCATCATGTTTTCCCTTTGGTTATGGGGGCAAGCGCCCCCGACAAAGGAATAATCGCATAATGCCGTGTCGTTGTACACACTTTTATGCAAATAAATGTAAATATTTGCAGGTCAGTCTAAGTTGTTGTACCGCTCGATCAGGCGCTTCTTGTCGTGCAGCCAGAAAACCAACAGGTATCGGTCTCCACTCTCTACCGCTAAACCACGGTGCAGATTGGTGAAGGAAGGGAATATCAATGCGTGTCCACTGGGCAGAGGATTCAGGATGCCGTGGCGATGAAACTCTGTGCCACCACCCTTGTACTCATCGGTGTTGAGGGGAACCACCACGCTGATGTCGGCGCTCTCGTCGTGATGCCACGCACCTTTTTGCTTATCCTTGGGGTTATAGTTTGCAATCTGGATCGAGGAAACGTCCCGGCAGTCCCTGTGGTACAGCGTATTGAAGATCGGATTCAGCACGTTCTGCACGACAAACCACATCGTGCGGTACAGCTCAGGCACATGCTCTTGCAGCACAATCTCTGGGATCTGCCTCAGCTCATCCTCAGCCTCATTCGGCTCAAAGGGTATCTCCTGCTCCATGTGCTTGATCTCTTCGACCAACATCTTGCAGAACTGCCTGCGAAACAACGGCACCTTGTATACCTCGGGGAAGACCTTCTTGCATAGCTGAGACACAGGAGTCTTCTGTAGGCGCTCCCTGCCATCCCTAGCCCTGAACTCAGCAATCATCGGAACAGTCGCCTGAACCGCCTTGTAGAGCGGCTGGTTGACCATCCAATGCGACTGCATTGACAACATATAATTTTTCATTTCATACATTTGTGCAATGATATACAATCCTATACAATTGCTCAATATTAATTAGAGATCCGTCATGGAAACCGAAGACCAAGCAGCGTTAGACAGAAAAAGAAAGTCGCTGGCGATTGACCTCGAAACATACGAGAGGCTACGCGACATCTGTGCGCGAGAGCGACGAACAATAATCAGCCAGTTGCAACTTATGATTGAGCAGAAGCACGACGACCTGTTCGATAGGGATAATCATTGAAAAATTTATTTAAGAGAAGACCGACCCAGATTCCTCAATCCTACCGCCCTGTAGCGGATTCTAAAGAGGTTATCGATCTATTTGGTAGGATGACCTTACACCAACAAGCCGCGCTCCTGCGGCTCTGTAGTCGCAACCTGATGATCGACATTGACGGTGATTACCACATGGGCTATGACTTCGACTGGAACGTCAGTGGCGCAATGAT